GTCCTAAGAGACGCAGGACTACGAAAGAGACACCGCTTACAAAGCTTGATTTCTGGGCTATTGCAGCCAATGAAGTTTATAAAGCTTGCCGCAGAGCTGGTATGGATGAAGGCACTTCACTTGCTTTTGCTATGGATCGTAGCTCTTATCCTGATTGGATAGTGCCAGCCGATGACCCAATAAAGAAAATTGGTTGGGAAGATGGCGAGGAAGATAACTAATTTTCCGCGAAGTGGAGCTATTTGAATGGTTGAAGGAGAGAGTCCCAGACCTAGAATCTAGCCGACCCACCGAGAAATTTGATGGCATATCGATGAACCTTCGAGCCATATTTGAACTGAAATGCCGTAGGACTCACTACGATGACTTAATGATTGAGCAGACCAAGTGGGCTAGCTTGGCTGAATACGCGGTTCTAAGGGACTTTAGAGCCTTCTATATCAGTTCTACACCTCTCGGTATCTACTGCTGGCAGATAGACCCTATAACACCCCCTGAATGGCAGATAAAGAGCCTTCCTACAAAGACCGACTTTGCAAACAGTAAGACCACAGATAGGCCAGTTGGTTTTCTGCATATTGATACGGCTAATGATTTATTGCGACACTCCGAAAATCTATTTGCCTAAATACATTTACCTTTAATACATTTAGCCCGTAAATCCATTTGTGGATTACAGAACGGGAGCAAAATGATAAATAAAGTAGCTCTAATTCGATTTGATTCTCAAGCAGGGGCTTGGACTGATGAGACAAATTGGGTTAAGGGATCAATAATAAGACGATTCGCTAAAGAGCGGATGGGTAAGAAGCAGCTTAGAGGTCGTTTATCAAAGGCTGAGATATCTGCATATTGGCTTGATAAATATGGGGTGAGTGCAGATGTTTCCTAATTTATCTGATACGCAAGTGTTTGCAATAACCATCGGCGTTCCATTTTTCGGCCTTTACTTATGGGCTCTTTGGAGTTCAGCCAAAGCTAAAGCCTTTAATGAAGGTTATAAGAGAGGGAGAGCAAGTGTCCGATACACAGAAGTCATTAAATGAATGGCTCGAAAATGCTGGAAACACACTATTCGACAGGGGCATCGAGTATGGCGACCCGAGGCACAATTTACTACGCATTTTCAAAATCAGTAAAGCACTCGGTATTCAGCTCCGAGACCCAGCTGACTTGGCGCTTATTGCTATCGCGACCAAACTCTCAAGAATGGTGGAAAGTCCAGAGCGCGAAGATTCGTATCTCGATCTCATTGGATATGCCGCTATCTTGGGTCGATTACGATTTTCGACACCAGAAGATTGGGACGACATTGAGTCTGACTCGCAATCACAATAGCAATCAATACTGCGACTACTGCAAATATCGCTGGGGACAAAATAAGAATGGCTGGGATTTAAGAGCTACAACACCAGCAGTCTGGAAAGTCCAAAGCGAGACACCGCTTCGTAAAGCACAGGTTAGGTTCTATTGCCAGCCTTGCGCCGATGATGCACAGAACTGGCCAGATGGCACATTTTACTCATTGAAAGAACAGTTAGAAGATGCGATAAATGATTTCGCAGGGAGAGAGAAGTTAGATGTCGAATTACCTAGATGATTATGTAAGTGTTCAAGACCGATTAAAGGAGTTTATAAATGCTTATCCAGATTATAGAATCAAGACTCATATCTTGGCGGAGTCGCTTGTGGCTAATTGCGATGTCTATATCATTAAAACTGAGCTATATCGCACTGAAGCTGACACACACCCTTGGACTACAGGTTTATCCAGTGAGTCTAAATCCAAGCAATATGCACTCGAGCTTGCGGAAACTGGATCGTTGGGACGCGCACTTAACCTCGCTGGATACTTCGCTAAGACTAAACAAAGCCCAAAGAAGGCAATTGAAACGACTAAGCCAGCTCTTGCGGAATTCATAAAAGAACAGCGCCCTAATGACCCTGAGCCAATTGTCTGGGATGTAACTGCAATAGCAGACCAATTAGGTGCTGAAATAATTGATGAAATCCCATTATGTTCTGGTGGAGATGGGCCAATGGTCTTAAAGACTGGCACAAAGGAAGGCAAGGAATATAGGGGTTGGGTTTGTCCTACGCCTAAGTCCGGTCATCCTGCCAAATGGATGAGAGTTGGTTCAGATGGGCATTGGGTCTTTCAGAAATGATTAAAGATGCACACCCTTTTCTTTGCAGTAATTGCAAGCTAGTTACTCCGCACACAGAAATTAAGCGGTATAACACTGAGGATGTGTCTGAAGCGCCAGAGGAAGTATGGTTGGTTGAGTGCCAGCGATGCTTCCTTCAGCGCATCATTTATCCATCTGATCGCGTAGCTAGTAAAGAGGACGATATTGTGCGCTGCGAGCAATGCGGTGGATGGAAGATGAAATCGGGTAAGTGTCGAGTATGTCGATTAGCAGCTGGTTTTGAACAAATCAGCGTAAAATACTGGACAGGAAACTCAACTATGGAAAGGCCCTACGATGAGCAAGCCCCACTCTATTAGATATATCCGTCAATTAATGGAGTGGGGATTTGATAAGGAGTTTATAGCCAAAGATTGTGGTATCAATCTGGCATCACTTGAGACCAGATTAAGAAGGCAAGAAGAAAGGGAGCGCAATGGGAATCAAAGAACTGAGCCTAGAACTGGCAGCGGTAAGTCTGATAGCTGATGAGGCTAAGAAGGCCAAGGATAGGCTAAGAGCGGCCTTACAGACAGAGATGGACAAGATAGGTGCAGACAGAGTAAAGGCTGAATATGGTGATGATGTTATCGCCTATGTGACTACAAGTAAGCCTAAGTTCAAGTGGGTTATCAAGAATGAACGAGAATTCGTTAAATGGGTAAAAAGCAATATATCTAGCGAGATAGTTGAGACAGTCCGAGAATCATCTCGCGATGCAATACTAGATAAATTCCATTACATAAATGGCGATGATGTTATTGATCCAAATGGTGAAAGAGTTGAATGGCTAGAAGGAACAATAGCTGAGCCTTATCTGGTTACTAAGTTTCATAGTGATGGCAGGGAAAGGCTGAAAGACGCCTTTCAATCAGGCCAGTTAGAGTTTAAGAAGATATGGGAGTTAGAAGGTTGATTAACGATATTTATCCAATATATAGAACAATAGATGATCAGATAGATAATTGGGAATCGATTGGAGTAGATGGTAAATATGGCTCTGAACAGCACTTATGTTAGCCGACTTGACAAGCCCATTACACTCCGACTAAGGCGGGGCCCGAAGGCAGCCCGTAGCCGAAGCGTAGGGGCAGGCTATTGCCTAACGCTGATGCTATCGGCACTTATGCTGATACCAATCAATCCATCAAAAGCAGATATGAATTTAAAGCTTTATGCTTACAACAAATTAGATTGGCAAGAGTTTCAATGTTATAACTGGTTAATATATAAAGAGAGTAGATGGAATCCAAAGGCTCGTAATGGATCACACTATGGCCTTGGTCAGATGCGTTCTACTTGGTATAGAGACCTTAGCCCTAAGCAGCAAATAGATGCACATATTAAATACATAAGACATAGATATAAATGCGCTTGCGATGCCTTGCAACACTTAGAGACCAAGGGCTGGCATTGAGCAGACGCTATAACTCCAGCTACTACCAAAAGACAAGACTTCAAGTGCTTCAAAGAGATTACAATACTTGCCACTATTGCGGGCTAGAAGCCACTACAGTTGATCACTTGATACCGATAAGTAAGGGTGGCACTGATGAAGCTTCTAATATGGTTGCTTGTTGCACTCAATGCAATAGTTCTAAGCGAGATCGTATGACCCCTAGCTTTTTTGAGCGCGTTTCCAGACCCACGACCCCCATTGGGAAGATTTTCCCTGAAAATGGCTCGGCTAGGCACTATCAGGAATGAAACAAATTGAAATGGCTCAATTGGGAGAGATTGCCCGAGTCAGGGACGAATCGACTTACCGAGGTGTGGCAGAACCGCGAATTCACACAAAACTTAACAATTTACCCTCACTAGGCGAGCAAATGATTAAATTTTGTGAAGAAATCGGCTTTGAGCTTATGCCTTGGCAGCAATGGCTGGCTCATCACAGCTTAAAACAAAAACCCGATGGCCGATGGGCTCACCCAGTAGTTACTCTGCTCTGCGCTCGGCAACAAGGCAAATCAACCTTTATGGCGCTTCAAATTCTATTTAGGATTTATGTATTAAAAGAAAAACTGCAAGTTCATACTGCTCACAAACTAACTACTTCAGCAGAGCTCTTTTATAAGATTTATGGAATTATTGAACAAAACCCTAGGCTAGCTGCTGAATTTACTAAGAAGCTGGAAAGTAAAGGCTTTCAAGAACTTCAATTTACTGAAGGTAGGCGATATATCGTCCGAGCCAATAACTCGGCTGGTAGAGGCATTGCAGCCCCTGAAACGATACACCTAGACGAAGCCCGAGAATATAAAGATGAGGATGTTTGGTCTGCCTTGCGATATACCCAAATGGCTAGCCCAAATCCTCAAATATGGGTTTATTCAAATGCTGGAGATCAACACAGTATCGTTCTAAATAAACTTAGGGAAAGAGCAATGGCTGCCATATTTGGTAGCAATGATGATATTGGTTGGTTTGAATGGTCAGCGCCTCAAGGCATTAAATTTGATAACTCCCCGGACTTCTGGCTTGGTGTCTGCCAAGCTAATCCATCACTTGGCATAACAGTTCATCCAGATAATATCCGAGCAGTCCTATCAGACCCAGAGGACATTGTGCGCACAGAAGTCTTATGCCAATGGGTCGATACGATAAACCCAGTTATCAATCCGTCTCAATGGGAGAGTTGCAGAGTTGAGGGACTTCGACTCAACCCTGAATCTGATACTTGGCTGGCTATTGATCTAAGCCCTAGTAGAAAAGAAGCTGCATTAGTTGCTAGCCAAAGACTAGAGGGCGATAAGTTCCAAGTTATATTGCTGCAGACTTGGCACAATCCTGCCAATCTGGACGATAAAGCAATGGCTAATGATGTTGCCGAATGGGTGCGTAAGTATCCAGTTCAACTAGTTGCTTATTCAGCCAAAACCGCGTCAGCGGTAGCCGCTAGATTGGCTCCTGCAGGAATAAGAGTCGAGCCAATAGACGGCCTTGATTATGCCCAAAGCTGCGATGAATTACTGGGAGCGATTTCATCTCAGCGGTTAGCTCACTCGGGACAGGAAGAGCTGACCAAGCAATGCCTATCCGCCGTCAAGTTACCGTTTGGAGACGGCGGTTGGGTAATGGGTCGCAAAGTAAGCAATACAACTATTTGCGGAGCAATTGCTTCAGCTTTAGCGACACACTATGCAACGATGGCTGAAAGCGGAGTCGATATCCAAATAGTGTAAGTAGGCTCGCTTACAATGTAAGCAATGGGTGCTATAAGAGATTTTCTATTTCCACAGGTGCAGACGGCTAAACCTACTAAGGTTTCAGATGTTGCAGCCGCGCTAACTCCCGTCCAGATTAGCGATTCAGTTTATAATATTCTTGGCGGTGCAACTAATACTACTCGCCAATTAGCAATGAGCGTTCCATCCGTTGCTAGAGCTCGCAATATTATTTGCGGAACTATTGGCTCATTACCTCTTACAACTTTTAACCGCATTACTGGCCAGTATGTTGATCCACATAGAGTTATCAATCAGCCAGACCCAAGAGTCGCAGGATTCGTAATCTATAACTGGCTTGCTGAAGATATTTGGCTTTATGGTGCTGGTTACGGTCAAGTCTTGGAAATGTATTCTTCAACTGATGGCGGTCGAGTAAGAGCCTGGACTCGCGTAAGCCCAGACCGCGTTACAGTTGATACAGATTTCCTAAATACTGAAATTACTGGATATAAAGTTGATGGCAAGTCAGTTCCA